AATTTAATGCATTTTCAGATAGTCGAATAAAAAAGAACGTGACCGATATAAACGATAGTTCTGCACTCGAAAAAATCCGTCTTCTCGAACCCAAAATATACAATTATATCGATGAAAAACAAAGAGGAACAAGTAACGTGTATGGATTCATCGCACAAGAAGTCGCAAACGTTTTACCATACGCAGTTACTGTAGGTCATGGTGATATTCCAAACATACTCACGAACTCTAACGTTATTGTTACTGAAAATAGTAACGTTCTCGAACTTCATTTAGATACACCCGTCGAAGGATTAACTTTATCGAACACGTCTGTTATAAATATTATTACAGATAAAGATACTACTATACCGTGTAATGTACTTTCGTTTTCGGGAAGTAACGTCATAACAATAGAAAATAGAAAAGAGTTTAGTAACGTTACCGGTGCATATATACACGGCGAACATATACTAGATTTTCATAATTTGAATAAAGATGCTATATGGTCAGTTGCAACTGCAGCTTTACAGGAAGTTGATAGACAATTACAGGCTGAAAAAACAAAAGTCGCAACGCTCGAAACACAAGTCGCTGATTTATTAGCGCGTGTTTCTGCGCTCGAAAATAACTAATTTTTTTTACCATTCTGGAAAAAAGTCACAATGGTAGAAAGTTTTTTTACTTTTACTTTCGTACTGGGAGTGTATCCATGATTGCTAAAGCGATAACACCCGCAATAAAGAATAAAACGACATAATTACACTCCGTATCTTCTCCTCTACCAGTAGAAATTTTACTTTTCTCCTGGACTGGGACTGATACCTGTTGTGAAGGTCTCGGCCTTTCAATAGGATCTTCATCTAAAGGACAATAGCCTATCATTTATACTATATTTTACAAATTAATTTCGACCGACTTTTTCTTTCGTCCGCGTTTACCCTTGGTCTGAGTAACTTTCACTTCGCGAACGTCACCGTCTTCACCTTCTTCTTCACCCATAGTTGGTGCTTCCGCAATATCGGAAACGTCATCGTCATCGTCATCGTCTACACTAAGTGGTTCCTGGGCTGAAATACTCGTCGTGTTCATTGGTGGTGTTGGTGGCATCATAATGTTACCCATGAGACTCGAAATGTCAAACCCTGGTCCCTGCATCTCGCGTCGTCCACCTTCGGAAGAAGGTTCTCCCGATTCACTTTGTTGAGATTTCGATACCGTATTTTGAACCGCAGACATCATGTTTTGAACCAACCCTGGGTTTTGTTTAATCACATCGTTCATATTCGGCATGACTGATTTGAACATACTATTTGTTAAGTGGAACATCATTGCTGAACCACCAAGCATCATAATGAGTTTGACTTCCGGTGCAACGTGCATTTTCGTTCTATACTTCACGTATAATTCCTCGAAAACTTCATCGTAATCGTCAACATTTTCCATGACATTCTCAGACCAACCGTCGAGTTGGATCTCAAACGGGTTATACTTTTTATTCAAAAACTCTAGACCTGTCGTACACGCAATAAGCATACGTCTCGAAAACTTAATCGATTTATCAACATCTATGCTATACGTAATTCGCTTCACTTCAGTTCTGAGCTCATCTATAGGGGAATAGGCATTTAAACGCTTGTTCACAGTAAACCCCTTTTTTTCCAATCGACCAAGTTTATTAACTAAATCAGCTTTCTCTTCGTCTATTGTTTTAAACCCAGGAGACGGTTTTTCTTCCTCTTCCATGGCGTACCCACCTCCTCCACCTCCATACTCCATTTCAGGTTCGTCGTCATCGTATTCGCCATAATCTATAGGTTCTTCGCGTGGTGGTGCTGATGGTTGTGCTTGTTTACTCGGGTTAACAAACGAATCAATATCTTCCTGAAACATTTGTGGTTGTGGTGGTGTAAACTGAGTTTTCATCCTCGAAATTTGTTTTTTCACAGGCTGATGTCTCGGAACTTCAATCTCTATTTCGTTCATCAAGGCCTGTTCGTTATCATCGAGTTTCATAATATTTGTATCTCTACGATCAAGAATAATCTCTCCGTCCATTACTCTTTATGTTGAAACTATTCTAATCTCTTTAACGCACTTTATAAAAAATGTTGTTTCATTATAAATGAAACTCAACGCCACCAACCGAAACACAATCAAAGCTATCGTTATTGTTATTGCTCTCTTGGTTGTCCTTACTATGTTACGTACCAGTGGGTACCAGGCTAAAGAAATTGAAATCGAAACCGTGAACACGGGATCGCTCTTCGATATACCTTCCACGGAAGAGTGTTTGGGTACCGCATATTACTCGGATAGTAAAGGTGGTGTATGTGACGGCCAAAAACTCGTCAGAGAACAAGCGAGCTATAAGATGAAGTAAAATCTCCAGTATATATAAATGGCTTTAGTGACTAGTCAGACATCTTTACCTGATTTCCAACACGAGTATCACACGATCACGGTTGATACGATAGGTCAGGCGAGTAAAAACACGTTCACGGTTCATCTTCAACAAACGCTCGAAAATGTCGTTCAAGCGAGACTCACAGCCGCACAAATTACGACGACGAATTCTAACGTATGTTATATATCCGTGAACGAACTCGATACCAATTATTCTCAAAGAACTTCAAAAAATTATGGTTTTGAGGGTCAAACATCCTTATCAAAAGCAAATAATTCATTCGGAAGTTTAATCAGTGGAAGTGGGTCAGCTTCAGAAATCGTTTTTAAAGACAATTACCCCGTCGTACAACAATATTCGACACCTATACGGAAAATAGATAGATTAACATTTACTTTGTATAACCAAGATGGTAATACCATAGAAGGTACAGAAGATAACTTTTTTATTTTTAGATTCATTTGTAAACAAAAAAATTTACCACCGTTTCAGGGCAGTAAATAACGCATATTTTTAACCTTTTCTTATTATAAATGTCTTCTGGTATTGTTCAACTCATTGCTATTGGTGCTCAAGATGAACACATCATGGGTGAACCAGAAATTTCGTTTTTTACATCAACGTTTAAACGGCATTCTAACTTTTCACAGTCCGTAGAGAAACAGACCATACAAGGGGCTGTGAAAGGCAATTCCATGTCATCTATTCGGTTTGACCGAACAGGTGATTTATTAGGGTACACATACCTTACCATAGATAATAATACACAAGCACTCGATATACAGCGCTGGGACACACTCATAGATAAAGTCGAACTTCTCATTGGTGGTCAAGTAATAGACACACAAGACTCTATTTTTACAGAAAAAATAGCTATAGATACATTTGCAACAAACGTATCAAAAAGTGCTAACGGTACACACCCAGGTGTAAGCGCCCGTTCGTATTTTTACCCATTTAGATTCTTCTTTTGTGAAGGTCCACAATGTGCTTTACCAATAGTTGCCTTACATTACCATAACGTAGAATTACGTATATATTGGGGCCCAAATGCAGGTAATTATAATTTTGAATGCTATTCCAACTATTATTATTTAGATAACGAAGAACGCGGTAACCTCGTTTCTCGTAATCACAATTTAATCATTACACAAGTTCAAAAAAGTATTCCATCAAACGAACTTTCACAAGAACTCACGTTTAATCACCCCGTTAAGTATATCGCATCTTCAGATACAACAACTGAAGGCGCATTAACATCTACAACCAATAAAATTAAAATTGAAATAAACGGTTTAGATATTGGTAATTTCAAGTGGGCAAAACCACATTTCATAGATGTTATGAACTATTATCATACCAATTTTGTTACTTCACCCGATTTTTTCTTATACTGTTTTTGTTTATCAACGAGTTCACTCCAGCCGACAGGAACACTCAATTTTAGTCGTTTAGATTCAGCAAAAGTTATCAGTCAATCCATGATCATTTCAGATCCTATATACGCGGTGAACTATAACATACTCCGTATCGAAAATGGTATGGCTGGTCTTATCTATGCAAATTAAAATACGTACCTATATTAAATGGTTAAAAACATACCTACCATCGAGCGGTCTACCAAAATCCGGTTTGGTAAATACGCTACGGACGACCAGGCTGAAAACACGATCGTATTCAATGCCTCTAATGTTGCTATAGACGCATCTACAGCAGGTGGTGTGTATATGACACCTTTAAGACAGGCGACTATAGGAGATGCAACTTTTATAGGTTATGATTCCACGACTAAAGAAATCGTCGATACAACTGTTTTAACGTCACTTTTAGGTGGCATTTCATTAGACGATGTTACAAAAGAAGGGAACGTCGTCTCCAACGGTGTGCCACACTTTGCTAATATAACAACTGCGTTTACCACATTACCCGGTTCTAATGTAGGTATATCAAACACAAATCCACAACACTTATTATCGGTTAGTGATACTGTATTTTTTTCAAACACTGGTGAAGAGGCTATAAAAGTTGAAGGTAATGTACGTGCGCAACGATTTTTTTCTGGGACACAAGTTACAATAGATTCGGGTTCATCTGGCCCTAAACTCGTAGTTTCGGGTAAAACAAGAACATCCGAACTTGAAAGTACCAACGCTATAGGTATATCCAATACTAATACATTATCGAAAAGATTATCCGTAGGTTCACATACATTTATAAACGACCCATCAGCATCCGAAAGTGCTATTACAACTTCCGGTAATGTATCGGCCGCGTTTTATTATGGTAATGCTGGTCTCCTATCAAACCTTACTTTAGAAACAGTTAGCCTTAAAGGTAACACAATTGGTTCTAAAACAGTTGAATTTAATAAAGGTGGTACATCTTTGATTACAGCGAGTAATGTTGGTATAGCAAATGCTTTACCCGTACACACGTTAGATGTTGGTTCAAATTTGTTCGTAGACGATATAGGTTCAGATATATTAAATGTTACCGGAAACGTTAACGCAACGAATTATTTAAAATCAAAAAGGTTAGAAGTTAGTGAAGATGCAACTATTTCGGGTAATCTTACGGTTGAAGGTACGACGACATTTATTGATACCATAAACACAGTATTTAAAGATCCAATCATATCACTCGCGAACAATAACCCGAGCTCGTCTACCGATATCGGTATTATCATGCAACAACCCAATAGTAATGCAAACCCAACCGTAACGTTCCGAGGCGATGAAAATGAAATGATGATCGGGTACACATTAAATAAAGCGTCAGATACTGAAATCGTACCTGATTTGTCCAACGTCATAGATTTACACGTCTACGGTAACATAATAGCACAGAACAACTTAACACTTACATCGGGTGAATTGACGGCAATTACTTTGAATGCTAACGTGAATGCATCCGGAAACATAGAAACAACGTCCGGGTTCTTTAAAGGTGACGGTGGTATTCTTTCGAACGTCACTCTTCAACAAGTTAC